GGGGCTGACGAGCAATGACTTTGACCGCGTTCTGAAATCCGAAATCTGTCATCTGCGGTTGGCCAACCGACCCGGACAAAGCCACGGCGTGCCGCAGTTTCACGCGATTGTTCAAGACTTGCGCGATCTTGATCTATTGATACTGGCGAGCCTGAAGCGCGTGCAGATTGCGGCGTGCCTGGCGGTCTTTATTAAAACGTCGGAGTCGATCGAAGACATTGTAGACGTCACGGCGCAAAAGCACGGCTACAAACTGGATCAGGAACTTGAGCCGGGCATGATGTTCAAGTTGGGTCCGACCGAAGAGATTCAAACACTGATTCCGAACTTCCCCATCCCCGAGTTAGAGCCGTTCATCATCATGCTGGCGCGGCGGATCGGGGCGGCGCTGGGGGTGTCGTGGCAGATTGTTCTTAAAGACTTCAGCGACTCGACGTATTCGAGCGCCAGAACCGATTTGCTCGAAGCCCGGATGACCTATGTGGTGTTGCAATCGTGGTTCATCGAGAAATACCTGAACTGGGAATGGGAGAGTGTGCTTGAGGACGCCATGCTGCGGGGTGAATTGCCGGGCGTGACGTTCGACGAGATCAAACAGGTGACTTGGATTCCGAACGGGTGGCGGTGGGTGGACCCCAAAAAAGAGGCGGAGGCGACGGAAGTCGAATTGCGCATGGGCACGACCACGCTGCGCGATGTTTGCGCCTCACAGGGTAAAGACTGGGAAGAGGTGATGGAGCAGCGAATTCGCGAAGAGGCCCGCGAGGCTGAACTGCGGGCCGAATACAACTTACCGCCGAAGGTCGTTGCGGCGCCGCCGAAGCCGAGTGCGGACAAGGACGACGACGAAGATGAGGACCGATCGCGGATGACCCTAACGATGAAACGGAGTGCATGAAATGTCGCCGACCGTCATAGATGACGTGGAAACGGAACTGGTTGAACGAGCCTTATTCTGTGGCGTAGCGGTGCGAGGCATCGACGAGGAGTCGCGGCAGGCGACGTTTATTGCAGCGACCGAGAACGCGGTGAGCACATACGGCGGTCGCGAAGTGCTGCGAATGAGTGGTATAAAGCTCGGGCGATTTCGCGCGAATCCGGTCGTGTTGGATTCACACAACCGTTACGAGGCCGGGGCCGTTATCGGTAATGCCGCCGTTAAGGTCGAGAACCGTAAGCTTGTGGCGAGCATCACGTTTGCCGAAACGGATCGCGCCGAAGAGGTGTGGCAGTTGGTTCGCGGTGGTTTTCTAAAAGCGCTCTCGATTGGTTATTCAATCGACAGGGCCAGTGTCACCGAGATTGCCGAGGGCCAGACCGATGGTTCCGGTGACGCGAAAGTCGAAGGACCGGCCACTATTGTCAAGGGCTGGGAACTCTATGAGATATCCGTTGTTCCCGTTCCCGCCGATCCGGGCACGCTCGCCAGGGCTTTCAACAGCGAAGATAACACGGAACTCGCGCACAGTGCGCAGTCCATCATTCATAGCCTGCAAAGGTACACGCAGACAGAAATAAACGAAAGGAGCCAAACAATGGCCGACAAACCGACGAACGAGAAAAAGCCTGCGGAGGGAGAGCAGCCGCAACCTTCCGAACAGGTGCGTGAACTGGAACCCACAACGCTGCAAACGATCGAGCCGCGCCCGGAAATCCCCGAGGAAAAGGCGGCGCGGGCCGCAGAGGCGCGACGGCGCGAGATCATGGCGATCACGCCGCGCGATCTTCAGGACGTGGCGGAGATTTGCATTATGGACGGGCTGAGTCTCGAAGACACGCGGGCCAAGTTGAGGGCGGCGAAGGCTGAACGCGCCAAACCCGTCGGTACGCCCGAACCGGACACGACGACGGCACCGACCGACAATGGCGACAAAACACCGAAGGTCGCCGACATACCCGATGACGTGCTCGAGCGCAGCCTGAAGGGTGGAATCGGCTAGGACGTAAACACAAACCAAACAGAACAGGAGATAAGCAATGGCAACGAACAGAAACAGTTGGATTTACAGTATGCAGGGGGCCGCGAAGCCGCTCAAAATGCTCGGAAAATTCCAGGCGGGCGCTACGCAGGCGATCAAGATCGGTGAGATTCTGGAGTTCACCGGCGATACGAATTCGGCGTGGGTGCCGATCGACTCGAATTTCGAGATGAACGGCAACATCGCCATAGCCGCCGAGGAAGTCAAGTCCGGGGACCGGGCCGGATACTACGAAATCATCGTACCGCGTCCGGGCGACGTGTTCGAGTATGCGTTGGATACGGCGGCGGCGACGGCTTATGGAACCGGCGTGTATTACAGCGCCTCGCAAACCGTCACGGCGACTGCCGGGGTGGGGCGGCTTGGAACGGCAGTGGGTCAGCGCCATTATCCGCAGCGACAGGGCCACTTGGCCGACGATGCGAGCGGCGATATGGGCACGACGATCAAAAGCACGGCTTACGTCGAGATGACGTTCTCGCCCACGGCGAGCCTTTACTGCCTGCTCGAACGATCCGACCGCACCGCCGATATCGGTGACGCAGGCGGCTATTGTGGATTCATCTGGACCGCCGCAACGACCGACCTGCGGGCCTACGTCGACGGGACCGTTACTGCGAGCCTCGAAGCTACCGGCACGTGGACCGACGAAGTGTCGTAATCCGCACACACTGACAGAAACTCTGATATAGGAGATTAGAAAATGCCTCAAACAACCGAACCGAAGAAAAAGAAACGGCTCGTGCCGAACGTCACGATTGCCGGTGATGCACTGGACATGGCGAGTCTTCGAATGCTGGCCGAGAAAGAACCCAAAGCCTTTATAACCAAATGCCAAACCCTCATCGATGGGGGTTTGCGCTGGGGCGACATAACCGACCTGAAAGGCTTGTTCTTTGCGCTCAGCGATGTGCAAGTCCCCGCTACCGTCAATATGATGGGGCACACTCGGGCCATTATGGCATCTGCGTTTCCGCTGCTTTCCGGCGGACTGACCGTCGCGGGCATCAACGACGCTATGGACGCCGTACCCACGATCGGACAAGACCTTGTGACGGAAATGGACAGCAATAAGCGCTTCAGCGAAATTGCTGAAATCACCTCGGACAATCCCAACGCCGACGGTGTTGCCGAGGGTCAAGACTATCCGGAAATCCATGCCGGTGAGACCAAGTATGGGATTCGTCACAGGCGCGATGGGCGGCGAATTGCGATTACCGCTGAGATGATCGAGGAAAACGACATCCCCGATATCGTTCGGCGCGTTGATGTCTTGGGCGAAATTGCGGCGGAGTCGGTTGAAAAGCAAACCCTTCGCCGGATAACGGACCTGAACGGATCGACCGCATCGGCGGCGGAGCCGTATGTGCTGCACATGAACGGGACGGCAGCGGCCCTCTATGTCGCCACCGCGAACACGCCCGGCACCCGAGCGCCGAGCGGTACGCGTGTGAACAACAATGCTCTTGTCAACACCACAGACCTTGAGGCGGCACGAACGGTTCTGGCCGCGATGTTAAACAGCCGCGGTGAACGGATGTCTATTCCGATGTCACGTTGCACCTTGCTTGTTCCGGATGCGTTGGCGGGAACGGCCCTGAAGATTCTCGGGTCCGAACAGGAACCGAGCATCGAGAACGAAATCAACAACTGGGGGCCGCGCGGTGTCTATCGCCCGCGATTCCGCAGTACACCAAGGCTGGACGATCTGTCCACGACGACCTGGTATCTTGGCTGGTTTGAGAAACAGTTCACGCGGAAATGGAAGTTGCGGTTCGAGTACGTGACGCTCAGCGGCGATACCCAGGCGTTTTTGCAGAGCCGGATCGCGTTTCAGGCCCGTATCGGCTACGACTGCGAAATCGGGGCCACCGGCTACGCCTACGTTGTCCAATGCTTAGATGCAACGACGGCGCCTGTGCCATAACGGGCAAGACAAACAAAAAACACGGTGCATTCATGAACTAGACATACGAAAGGAGTCTATCATGCCACGAGTACCGACGGCGGACGGAACAGAGAACCGCCTCTCTCATGAAGTGATCGGGAACAAGACGGATGCGGGTGTTCAGGCCGTAACGACCAACAAAAGCTTGATGGGGTATGTTAAGGCTTGCCTTGATATCCTCGC